GAAATAAGCTTCACGCATAGATGCTTCACAATTTTCATATGTCTCATCTTTGCCTGAACCTTTCAGTCCACGAATCCAGTTAGTCATTTCCAATACGGTGTTCTTGTCCAGGGGGCCCTGGAAGTAACCGTTCTGATCACGTTCAAATCCTCGTTTGAGATATGCAATATCCTGTAGGGTGCGATGTGTCACAAGTTCACCCGTCTTTGCTTCATCCGTATATGTGAGTCCGATTGTTGACAATGCTTCAGTTATAGTTAATTGATTATACCAATCAATAACGTTTTCACTGATATTGAGACAATTATCGTCACCGAATGTTTGCATAGATACATTTTCCGTAAAGTCCAGTATTCTTGGGAGTCCTTCAGCTTCCTTGCACATGAGATATGCATATCGCATTACAATTTGATTGAAAAGCGAATTGAATATCACAGTGCCTGGGTTTCCAGAAGGTTGTGAATGGTCCCATTGAACCAATTCACCTCGTACTAGAACTCTAGCGTTGCATATTTCCTCAAACAAAACACTACGAATCAATCGATTCTCTGCTCCATCATCGTACCAATCATTTATCATGTCACAAATGTTCCACAATATTTCTTGGTTCAAGGAACCATCAAAGTTGGAGAAATCTCCAGCAATGACTTTGTTCCCAAACTTTGATAGAGAGAGTCCAGTTTTGTGCCAGTCCAGTCCATAGGGGTTGGTTCCAACTCCTATTTCGTTGTTGATCCTGTTGTCCATTACATGTTCAATGAAGGATAAAAAGTACATTCGGAATGCTATGGTAAAGTGCATTGGTCCTCCAGTAAATACTCTTGTCTTTCCTTCATTTACTTTGGCAATGGGCCTCCGTTCGTCCTTTAAATGAGCTGTCCATACTACGTTTCCTCTGATGTTCCGTTTACAGTTCTCGATAAGATCCGTCACTTGATGTTCTACTATTGGGTCATAAGTATATTCATCATAGCCAAGCCATTTTCTTTTTCCGGGTTCAGTCGTGTTCATTGACCAAGGGTATCCAGCCGATGTAGTCCGATTTAAAGCGTTTTGTTCTTCAGCACCTTCAATTGCTTCCTGGAAGGTAAGAACGCGCTTTACATCCCTACCATTCTCATCATACTTTTCAGTCACATGCATACTCTCAATATCTTTCACACAAACTCTCAAAACGTCCAAATCCAATGGCCTCGATGTATTCAAAACTTTGGATACACCTTTAACCATGG